TGGCGGCTGGCGACCGGCTCTCGTTCACCATCGGCGGCACCGTTGGCGCGGCAACCGGCCTGACGATGACCGTTCTTCTGGTTCCGGCCTAACCTTTTTCATTTTTCAACCACTAAGGAGTCTTAATCATGTCAACCACTGTTTACAATGTTCCTGCTGGCACGACCACTGCACCGATTGCAATCACCCCACTGATGAGCGTCCTTGCTGGCCCGGTCGCACTCGGCGGCACCACTTCGCTGTCGTTTTCGAGCAGCCCGAACGGCAATTATCTGCCGTGGAGCTTCGGTTCATCGATCAACCCGCAATCGTTCCGCCCTTCCGCAACCGGCTACATCAAGGTTTCGGCGGCAACCGCCGCGTCAAACGTGGCGATCTGCGATATGTCGGGCGCTGTTGGCGACCGCACCCGCTCATTCCTGATGAGCATTAACGAAACCTTCGCCTCCGGTAGTTCGACCGCCGAGCAAGCGATTGGCTCGATTCGCATCCCGCCCGGCGTGATTCCGCTGAATGCGCGGCTGCGTATCGTGGGCAACGTGGACATGACGGACGGCGGCAATGCCAAAGTTTTGAGCGTTATTGTCGGCGGCGTGGGCGGCACGGATATGTTTACCTCCGCCGCTCTGGCCTCTCTGGGCTACTACAACTTTGACTCAGAAATTGCCTTCTGCAATGACGGCGTGACGATCAAGGGCTTCATGTCTGGCGCTGGCACTGCGGGCGCGAAGGCTGGCTGGGGCGGTATCACTGGCGAAACCTACCCGACTGTGACGACTTACAACTACCTCAACGAGGAAATTCTCATTGATGTGGCTGTGACCAAAGCAACCGGCACCGATGTAATGCGGCTGCAAGGTCTGACGGTTGAACTGATTGCGTAATTGAATTGCAATTGATTTTGTAACCGAAGTGCCTACCGGTGGGCTTATACACCGGGTCAAAATTTAATGGAGAATTCCATGTCTGATGAAATGGTAATTGAGCAAAATGAACAGGTAGCTGCTCCTGACAATGCAGCGCAACCGTCCGAAACAGTGCCAGAAAGCACTGATAGCACCGTTGCACCGGACGCAACGGAAACTGAACCACAAGATGCAGTAACCGATGAGCAGAAAAATGAGCAGGTAAAGGTAGAGGAGCAGCAGAAAACTGAAAAGCGGGCGCGAGGCTGGCAGAAACGGGTTGATGAACTGACCCGCGATAAGTATGCCGAACGTCAGGCGCGGGAAGCGTTGCAAAAGCAGAATGAGGAACTCTTACGGGTTGCTCTCGGCAAAGGCAATGCCAATGCGCCAAACGCCAATCAGGAAAGCGACGGCAGGCCGAACCCGGCCAGCTATGTGCATGGGGAAAGTGACGCGCAATACATTCGTGACGATGCGGTATGGCTGGCAGAGCAGCGAACCCGCGCAATTCTGAATGACAACGCGAAGCAGCAGACTGAGGCGCAAGCGAAACAGGCTCAGGAGCAATCCGAGCGTGCGGTAACGAGTGCATTCATGACGCGGCAGCGCGAAGTGGCGAAAACAATCCCTGATTACGACGCGACGATGGCAGAAGGGGCGCATGAAATATCTGTGCCTAATCCGGTGTTCGATATGATTCGCCGGATGCCCGATGGCCCGTTGGTTGCGTATCACATGGTAAAAAATCCGGCGTTGACTGAACAGTTTTTTAACAATCCGCCAGAACTGCACGGAATTCTGTTGGGCCAGCTTTCGGCCACCCTCAAAGGTGCTGCAAAAGTCTCCAATGCTCCGACCCCCGGCAAGCCGACTCAGGCACGAGCGGCGTCATCTTCGACGCCCCCTGAAGATACTGCGGCTTACTTTGCGTGGGCGGATAAACACATGAGGAATTAAAAATGTCCGATAGCAACGTATACCAAAACCCCAATATGTATACCAATAACTGCCTGCGCTCGCTCTACAATCAGGTGGTTCTGGGTAAACGTATCTCGCGCAAACACCAGAAGGAATTCGGCAAGAGCGATATGAAGATTGGCGACACGTTGAACGTTCGCCGTCCGGCCCGCTTTACCGTTTCGACTGGCGCTGCGTTTGACCCGCAAGCCTACTACGAAACCAGCATTCCACTGGTTATCGACCAGCAGAAGCACGTTGATACTGCATTCACTTCGTCAGACATGACGTTGAAATTGCAGGACTTCAATAAGCGCGTGGTTGACCCGAAGATGCTGCAACTGGCAACGACCGTCGATCAGTCGTGCTACGTCAACGCCAAAAACACCGTGGGCAATCTGACCGGCACCGCTGGCACCGCGCCGAACAGCCTGCAAACGATTTTCGATCTCGGCAAAAAGCTGGATGATTTTTCGGCCCCGCGTGACGGAAGCCGTTACTACGCGCTTGACCAAGGCAGCAATGCCGCGCTGGTTCCGTCGCTGGCTGGATTTTTCAATAACGCCAAGCAATTGAATGAGCAGTTTGACAAAGGCGTGTTTATGGAAATGACCGATACGGTCGGCTTCAAAATCGCCATGTCGCAAAACGTGGCACGTCATACCGTTGGCCCGCTGGGTGGTTCACCGGCAGTCAATGGCGCAAATCAGGGTCTTACCTCAGGCTGGTCAAACACAGGCACCCTGATTACGAATGGCTGGACTGCCGCCGCCGCTGCTCGCGTCAAAGCGGGTGATGTGTTCACGGCTGCTGGTTGCTTCGCAGTGAATCCGGTCACGCGTCAATCGACCGGCGAACTGCTGCAATTCGTGTGCATCCAAGACCAGTCCTCGGACGGTTCGGGCAATCTCACGCTGAACATTTCCCCGGCAATCATCACCGCCGGCCCGTTCCAGAACTGCACCGCATCCCCGACCTCTGGCGGCGCGTTGACGTTCTCCGGCACGGCATCCACGAGCTATGTCCGCAATCTGGCATGGCACGAAGATGCTTTTGAACTGGCGATGGTTCAGATGGTTGACCTCGCGCAGTTCGGCGGCTTCGGTGCGGTCAAGTCCTACGATGGCTTCTCGGTTCGCGTTTTCCGTCAGGCGGCAATTTCGACTGATACGGTTGGCGACCGGATTGACGGTCTGTGGGGCGTGGCTTCGGTTTACCCTGAACTTGCGGCACAGCAAGTCGGCGCTTAACGCTGCTGTAATTGGGGTGGTGGGGTTTCAGCCCCGCCACTTTTTTAAAACGAAAAAGGAGTGAAAATGGAACTGAAAATTGATTACAGCCGGATTCCTCAGAGTGAAGTCGTATCAAAAACGACCTACCGCCCGCCGCGTAGCGTGTATTTCGGCAAGCGTGGCGAGGATGGCATGATGGAGGAACGGCCGGAATACAAGCATCAGGAATATCCGCGCATGGTTTACAAAAAGGAAAAATCGACCATCGTCGCTGAGATGTGCTACACCGATAGCGACATGACGCAATTCCTGAATACCGGATGGGTAAAAAATCTGGCTGAACTCGGCTATCTGTCGGCACCGTCGCTTGAAGAGCATTTGAAAATGAAGGGCATCGGACAGGTTACCGACAAAGCTGACAGCGACCCTGTAACTGCTCCCGGCGAGAAAAAGTGGCGCGACATGAACGCGCAGGAGCGCGCCGATTTCCAAGCCAAAAAACAAACGCAGGCGGCGTAAATGACTACCGGCACGGTATTGGTTCAGGACGCTCTGGCAAAGCGATTTGTCACCGCGCCGAACGAGGAACCAGACGCAGATCAACTGGCATTCGGTCTGCGCTGGCTCAATCGGATGATGGAATCGTGGGGCGCACAGAAGCCGCTGCTCTACACCATCACCGAGGAAACATTCACTCTAACGCCTAGCACGGCATCCTATTCGACGACAAATCTAACGGATGGGCGACCGGCATCGGTGGACTACATGTTTAATCGGCTGTCGAATGTGGATTATCCGTGCCAGCTTGTCGATAACCAAACCTATGCCGACGTGCAATATAAGCCCGTAGATGCCGTGCCGACGCTGTGCTACTACAACGATGGCTTCCCGAACGGCACGTTTAACTTCTACCCGCGCCCGTATGCCGCGTTTGAATGCCATGTATTCGTGCGGCGCGTGCTGACCGGAACGATTACAGCGACGACTGACGTATTGTTGCCTCCCGGTTATGAGGCGGCGATTGTGGACAATCTCGCCGTGTATTACCCGTTCGCCGTTCCTGCTTCGCCGGATATGAAGCGTGACGCGAAAAACGGTAAGGACTTGCTGAAGGTTGCGAACTATGAACCGTTGATATCAAAAGTGGCTGTGCGTAGTAATTACAGCGTGAACAATGATTTCCCCT